AAGACAGCTACTACACACAACCTAGGTTCGCTAAACGGTGTATTCTACACTGACGCAACAACTAGTAAGCCAACATTTCAAAACTATCTTCAAGGCTCTAATACAGCTTCTGATATAGTTGCGTTTATAACTGACGACCCGAATCAGATCTACGAAGTAAGATCTAACAATTCAGGTGCATCAGCTCAAACGGATGTTGGTAATACAGCTGAAATAAGTTACTCAGCTGGTGCAAGTCCAAACTACGTTTCTAGAACAACTCTAGATGACAGTACTTTGGCTACTGCAACACAACAACTAAAAATCGTAGGCGTATCGAGAGATCCGGACAATAGCGACTTAACATCTGCAAATGTAGTATGGAGAGTTGTTATCAACGAACATTTCTTTGGTGCTACTACAGGGGTATAATAGGAGTATATAACTATGGCAATATCACGTAATCAACTAGTTAAAGAACTAGAGCCAGGTTTGAATGCCCTATTCGGCCTGGAGTATAAACAGTATGAACAAGAACATGCTGAAATATACACAACTGAGTCATCTGACAGAGCTTTTGAAGAAGAAGTTATGTTATCAGGTTTCGCTCAAGCACAAGTTAAACCAGAAGGTTCTGGTGTAACTTACGACAGTGCTCAAGAAACTTTCACAGCAAGATACACTCACGAGACAATCGCTCTTGGGTTTGCAATCACTGAGGAAGCTATTGAGGACAATTTGTATGACAGACTTGCGTCTAGATATACAAAAGCTTTAGCAAGATCTATGGCTCAAACTAAACAAGTTAAAGCAGCTGCACCATTAAACAATGGTTTACCTGGATTGAGTTTCACTTCAGGCGATGGTGTAACTCTTTTCAACACAGCTCACCCAACTATTGCTGGAACTTTCAGTAATACATTGGCAACTGCTGCGGACTTAAACGAAACTTCATTAGAACAAGCAATGATTGATATCGCTGCTCTTACTGATGAAAGAGGTTTAAAGATCGCTGCGAAAGCTGTGAAGATGATCATTCCATCTGCTCTTCAGTTTACTGCAGACAGATTAATGAACTCTGCACAAAGAGTTGGAACTGCTGATAATGATATCAACGCATTAAGAAACATGGGAATGGTCCCAGGTGGATATACAGTTAACCACTATTTAACTGATACAGATGCGTTTTACATCACTACAGACGTACCAAACGGAATGAAGCATATGGAAAGAGCTCCATTAACTACAAAAATGGAAGGCGATTTCGATACTGGAAACGTAAGATACAAAGCTAGAGAAAGATACGTATTTGGCGTATCAGACCCTAGAGGTATTTTTGCATCACCAGGTGCTTAATCAATAATTTTGTGGCGGGACATAGTTCCGCCACAATCAATAAATAGAAAGGAAAAATGCACCCTAAAAACTTCAGAGTCCAAATATTTGCTTATCAACTTCACGCAGATTTTGTGGTAAATAGCATTGATTCTCCATTAGATATCGAAAACGCAATTATTGACAAATTGGGAAAAGGTGATATAAAATGGGAACATCTTGGAGAAATGAATGATCCAAGAGTAAAAAGAATAACCTATGAGGAGGTTATAGATGGACAATCATCTAGCAGATCTTTACACCAAGAAGAAGGGTCTGGATCTAGAATGGGAACAGGATCATCTTAAAGAGGGTAGATATACTCTCAATATGGTTAAGATTGACAGAAAAGTCAGAGAAGTAATTAGCCATATAAAACTTGCAGAAGCTAAAAAAGCACATCTGCAAAATAAGGTAGATAACGCTGCCCCACAAGTTTCTGTAGCTACTTAATAAAAAGCTACATCGTTGAATAAATTCAATTCACACTACAGGCTCTCTTGCGCTCTACTCAAATCTAGTATATAAATTAATCACTATACAATTAATCAGAACGTAGACGAGTATAGTCGACGGCCTAGAGACTGCGTTCGTAAATACTAGGAGGATAATTATGGCAAATACTACATTTCAAGGACCGGTACGATCGGAAAACGGTTTTAAAACAATCGTTAAAAGTGCGTCTACTGGTGCTAACACAAACGAAATGACTTTTTCTCAGTACACTGCAACAGTAACTGTTGCTAATGGTGCTACTACAGGAAAAGAATCAGCAATCGGAATGCCTGACAATTTCATTCCAATGGGTGTTACAATCGCTGTAACAACTGCATCAACAAACGCTGTTAACTTAGTTGACATCGGAACAGATGCAGACACAGATGGTTTCGTAGATGGAATCACAGCTGCTACAAACTCAACTGGTTTCAAAGGATTCTTTCCTTGCAACGGAGTTTTCGGAATGTCTGGCGGAGCTACAACTGCATCAAATGCAACAGCAGATGAGGTAGAAGTAGTTTTAAGTGGTGATCCAGGAGCTGCAGGTGCAACAATAGTTATGAAATTTATTGGTGTATCAAGCTCAGCTGACGCTAGTTAATAAATAATTTGTGGGGCTTCGGCCCCACATAAATTTTTAAGGAGAACCAAATATGAAATCAGATGTAAAAGCGGTAAGAGTTACAGGAACTGGCGCAGTGTTTGCAGGAAGAACAAGATTAAGAGGAATGATCTTAGCTTCTGATGGCGGTGGAGCTGGAACTATAATCTTACAAGACAATACTGATAGTACAACTTTATTCCAAGGAGACTGTCCAACAGGAGATGTTTTTGCATTTAACATTCCAGAAGATGGTGTTCTTTTTCCAGGTGGAATGAAAGTTTCTACTATTACAAACATTGCAGCGGCGACGTTTTTGATAGATAAGTAGGAGGCTAAATGGCTAACACTACTTCGGGTACAACTACTTTTGAAAAAGGATTTTCTATTTCTGATATTGTCGAAGAGGCATATGAGAGATTAGGGATACAAGGTGTATCTGGTTATCAGTTAAAATCTGCAAGAAGATCTTTAAATATTTTATTTCAAGAATGGGCCAATAGAGGTTTACATTATTGGGAAGTTGCGAACAACAGTATTACACTTGTTGCAGATCAAGCAACGTACACAATGTTTAGATCAACAACAGATGGTACTTCAAGCACAACAGCTGTATATGGTGTTGATGATGTATTAGAAGCATCTTACAGGAATTCTAATGTAGATACACCACTTACAAAAATAAGTAGATCTCAGTATCAAGCACTATCAAATAAGACTTCTACAGGAACGCCTTCACAATATTTTGTTCAAAGATTCATAGATAAAATTACTATAACTTTATATCTAACACCTGGATCAAATGAAGCAGGTAAATTTATAAATTATTATTATGTAAAAAGAATTCAAGATGCAGGAGATTATACTAACGATGCAGACGTACCATATAGATTTGTACCATGTATGACTGCAGGTTTAGCTTATTATCTTGCAATTAAAAATGCACCAGACAGAGTTCAAATGCTAAAGATGTTATATGAAGATGAACTACAAAGAGCTTTACAAGAAGATGGTTCATCATCAAGTACTTATATCAGCCCTAAAGTTTACTATCCGGAGTCTTAATGTCTAATCTTTCTTCAGGTAAATATGCAAAATTTATTTCTGATAGATCGGGACTAGAGTTTCCGTATTCTGAAATGGCTATAGAATGGAATGGTGCAAGAGTCCATATATCTGAATTTGAACCTAAACATCCACAGCTAGAACCAAAACCACATGGTGCGGATCCACAAGGATTATTAAATGCAAGACCTGCAAGAACAGAGCCTGCTGTTGCAAGAGTTTTAACTTTAAATCCGTTATCTACTACAAACGGATCTCAAACTATTACAGTATTTGAGGAGAATCATGGTAGATCTACAAGTGATACAGTCAGGTTCAGAGAAGGTGAAGAAGGAGCCGGCATAACTGCTGCAGATATAAATAACGCTTCAGGATTTACAATCACCGTTACAAATGCTAATAATTATACTTTTACAGCTTCAGGCACTGCTAATGAAACTGCAAAAATAGGAGGAGGAAGTATCTCGGCTGGTCCGGTTACACTATCACCATAATGGCATACACACTTACAAATTTACAGGACGATATTAGAAACTATACAGAAGTAGATAGCTCTGTTTTGTCAACAGCTGTACTAAATACAATAATTAAAAATGCTGAAAATAGAATTTATAGAGAAGTAGACTCTGACGATAACAGATTCTATGCCACATCAAACTTACAGTCTGGAAACAGGTACGTTACAATTCCATCAGATCTTAGAGCGATTAGATATGTTCAATTGAAAGATGGATCTAATAACCAAGTGTTTTTAGAAAAAAGAGACACTAGTTTTATGACAGAGTACTACAATACTCCAGGAACAGCTAGCGGATTACCTAAGTATTATGCCAATTGGGATGCTAATTTTTGGGTAGTTGCACCTACACCAAACAGCACATTTGAAATTACTTTGGCATATATTAAACAACCAGATTCTATAACTTCTGGAACACCAAGCACTGCAGGGACTTATGTCTCTAATAAATATCAAGATTTACTTTTGTACGGATGTCTGGTAGAAGCATATGGATACTTGAAAGGTCCACCGGATCTGTTACAATACTATGAACAGTCATATCAAAGGGCTGCAAAATCGTACTCTATCGAACAAGAAGGTAGAAGACGTAGAGATGAATGGCAAGATGGCGCTATTCGTTCTCAGATTAAATCGCCATCACCATAAGGAGAAAATATAAATGGCTAATGTAGTACCTGACTCTTTTAAAACAGACCTGTTAAAAGGAACGTTTAATTTTGATTCCTCTGGTGGATCAACTTTTAAACTGGCTCTTTACACTAACATATCTGGCTTAACAACAGCAACAACTGCTTTCACTGCAACTAACGAAGTAGGAACATCTGGAACAAACTATACTTCAGGTGGAAATACTTTAACTAACAACGGTGTAGCGATTGCAAGTAATATTGGTTACGTTGACTTTGCAGATTTAACTTTTTCATCTGTAACTTTGTCTGCTGTAGGAGCACTGATTTATAAGAGTAGTAGCGGTAACGAAGCTGTATTAGTTCTAGATTTTGGCGGAACAAAAACTGCAACAAACGGAGATTTCGTTGTTCAGTTTCCAACTGCTAACTCTTCTAGCGCTATTATTAGACTTGGCGACGCGTAATAAAATTTGGAGTAGTAATGGCTTTAATAGTTAACGATAGAGTTAAGGAAACAAGTACAACTACTGGAACAGGAACTTTGAATCTTGCGGGAGCTGAGCAAGGTTATGAAAGTTTCGTTTCAGGAATTGGTACAACTAACACAACTTACTATGCAATTGAAAATAATTCTGCAGGTGAGTTTGAAGTAGGTATTGGTACAGTTACTGATGCTTCACCGGATACTTTATCAAGAGACACAGTTATCTCATCATCAAATAGTGATAGCAAAGTAGATTTTTCAGCAGGTACTAAAAATGTATTTTGTACACTACCAGCGAAGAGAGCTATGTCACCATCTATGACGGCCACAGGTTATATTGTAACACATGCATCAACGTTAGATGAAGATCAAACCGTTGACTCTGGAGTGTTGGCTGGACCTGTAACTATAACTGGAACACAAACTATAACAGGAACGGTAGTAGTAATCTAATGAGTAAGATAGAAGTAAATGCAATCGAACCACAATGCGGAACTACCTTAACACTAGGTGCTTCTGGTGATACAGTTGCTTTAGCAAGTGGCGCTAGTCAATCTGGTTTTGGCAGAACAGGAACTGTAGACTGGCAAACAACTGTTAAGACTTCTGGTTTTGCTGCAACAGCTGGTGAAGGATATTTTGTAAACACAACTTCAGGAGCAATCACTGCTACATTACCGGGGTCACCAACAGCTTTAGATATTATAGCTTTTAAAGATTATGCATTAACTTTTGATACTAATAACTTAACAATTGATCCAGGTTCAAATAAAATTGAAGGTGATACAACTGATATGAATGTAAATACTGAAGGAAGATCTATAACTTTAGTTTATTTAGATTCTACTCAAGGTTGGAAAGTAGTTAATGATGGTAATTCAACTGCAGGTACTCAATCAGCTTTTGTAACAGCAAGTGGAGGAACAATAAAAACTTCTGGTAATTTTAAAACTCATATTTTCACAGGACCAGGTACTTTTTGTGTATCAAATGCAGGAAATGCTTGTGGTTCAAATACAGTAGAATATTTTGTAGTAGCAGGTGGTGGATCTGGTGGTGGATACAACGATACTAATGAAGGTTTAGGTGGCGGCGGAGCAGGAGGATTTAGAGTATCTGATGCTGCTTGTGTACCAGCGCCAACCATGTCTCCTTTAGTAAATTCTTGTGGAGCTTTACCAGTAACAGCACAAGGATATCCAATTACAGTTGGAGCAGGTGGGGCACAAAACCCTATTTCTTCATCAAACCCAGCACCAGGTATTGCGGGTTCAAATTCAATTTTTTCAACAATTACATCAGCAGGTGGAGGTAGAGGAGCATCTGGTGGAGATCAACCAACTACAAATGGGGGAGCAGGAGGATCTGGAGGTGGTGGTGCCAGAGGTAATACTATAACTGGAAATCCTGGCCCTGGAAATAATCCCTCTGTTAGTCCGCCTCAAGGAAATCCTGGAGGAGCCGGAACACCCGGACCTTCACAATCAGCACCAGCACCAGCACCATCAAGAAATGGTGGTGGCGGTGGAGGAGCAGGAGCTCCTGGACCATCAGGTTCTGTGCCACAAGCTGGAACAGGAGGAGCAGGTTCTTTTGTTGCAGATGCATTCATAGGTGGTTGTGCACCTTCTTTTGGTACACCTGGACCAGTAAGTTCAACAAGATATTTTGCCGGTGGTGGCGGAGGTTCTGGTGGAACAGGAGGACAACCTGGAGGTGGAGCTGGAGCTGGAAATGGAAGACAAAGCACAAGTGGATGTGCAGGAACAGCTAATACCGGTAGTGGCGGTGGTGGTGCTAATAATATAGGACCAGTCCCTGGTGGTGGCGGTGGTGGAGCTGGCGGATCTGGTATAGTAATGATAAGGTATAAATTTCAATAGGTAAATTATGGCAAGTGAAATAAAAGTAAATAGAATAACTCCAACAACCGATTGTGGTACAACTACAATAGGGGAAAGTGGAGATAGTGTTCAGATTGAGGGTAATTTAAAATCAAATGCATTAAAAGCAACTGATGGTGGAAGTATAATTTCTCAATCGGGAACAACAATTACAATTGGTGCAAGTGGTGATACCGTTTCTCTTGCATCAGGTGCATCGCAATCAGGATTCGGTAGAGCAGGTTCTGTTAATTGGCAAACAACTATTAAGACTTCAAATTTTACAGCAGCTAATGGTGAAGGATATTTTGTAAACACAACTAGTGGTGCAGTAACAATGACACTACCTAGTTCGCCAAGTGCTGGAGACATCGTTGCAGTTAAAGATTATGCAAATACTTTTGATACTAATAACTTAACAATTGCTAGAAATGGTCAACCTATTTCAGGAGATGATATCGATGCAACAATTGAAACAGAAGGTCAAGCAATAACATTAGTTTATGGAGATTCAACAAAAGGCTGGCAATCAGTTGCAGCATCTACGGAATCTGACTTACCTAAAGAAATATTTATAGTAGCTACAGGTGGAACAATAACTAATACACCAACTTGTAGAATACATACATTTACAAGTCCTGGAACTTTTACAGTTTGCAGTGTCGCTTCTACTCCAGCAAATAATCAAGTTTCATATTTAGTCGTTGCTGGAGGTGGTGCCGGAGGTGGTTCACCTTCTGGTGAAGGCGGCGGTGGCGGCGGTGCAGGTGGGTTTAGAGAAGATAAATCTCCTGTTACTCCTTACACTGCTAGTCCATTAGAAGGTGCAGGACCAATCACAGTTACGGCACAAGGATATCCAATTACAGTCGGAGGTGGAGCAGCTATTGGTTCAAATAATACAGGATCAAATTCAGTATTTTCAACAATTACATCAGCAGGTGGAGGAAGTGGTGGACAAGCTCACAATGACGCTGGAAACAATGGTGGTTCTGGTGGAGGTGGTACAGGTAGAACTGGTGCTAATGCAGGAACAGGTAATACACCCCCTGTATCTCCGTCTCAAGGTTTTCCTGGTAGCTCATCAACTCCTTCTCCTGTAAACCCTGATAGAGGTGGTGGCGGAGGTGGAGCAACAGCGGCTGGAGGCCCTGTTGGTTCTAATGCTGGAGCCGGTGGAGCTGGTGCAGGTACGGGCATTAATCCTGCTACTCCTGTTGGAACTCCTGGACCAACTGGTCCTTTAAGATATTTTGCTGGTGGTGGCGGTGGTGCTAAAGATAGTGATACACCAAATGGTGGAACTGCTGGAGACGGTGGAGCCGGTGGTGGTGGACAAGGTGCAAGTAATGATGGTAATCCAAGATGTGCAGCAGCGGGAACTGTTAACACTGGTGGTGGCGGTGGAGGTCAAGCACACAATCCTAAACCAGCTGGAGCAGGTGGTAGCGGAATTGTTATAATAAGGTATAAAATTGCATAGGTAAATTATGAGTGAAGTAAAAGTAAATAAAATTAGTCCAAGAACAAATTGTGGTACAACCACATTAGGAGATAGTGGAGATACATTTACTATTCCTGCTGGTGTAACAATCACAAACAATGGAACACAAACAGGTTTTGGTAGAACTGGTACAGTAAACTGGGATACAACAGCTAAAACTGCATCATTTACAGCAGTAAATGGTAATGGATATTTTGTTAATACTACAGGTGGAGCCATAACAGTTACAGCACCAGCATCTCCAAGCGCTGGAGATATTTTTGGTATTAAAGATTATGCAACAACTTTTGCAACTAATAATGTAACAGTTGGTAGAAACAGTTCTAAATTTGATGGTGTTGAGTCAGATCCAGTTTTATCAGAAAATAATCTTTCTGTATTTTTTGTTTATGTTGATTCAACTCAAGGTTGGAAAGCAACTCAATCAGATGCAGGTGAATATGGTGCAAAATTTGTAGCAGCGACAGGTGGTACAGTAACAACTTCAGGTAATTTTAAAATTCACACTTTCACAGGTCCTGGAACTTTTACAGTTTCTTGTGCAGGTAATTCATCAGGATCAAATGTAGTAGATTATTTAGTAGTGGCAGGTGGAGCAGCAGGCGGAGCTGCCAACGGTGGTGGTGGCGGTGGTGGAGCTGGAGGATTAAGATATTCAGACTGTACTTATTGTACACCCGCTCCTGCACCAAGTGCAGGCACAGCTCTTTCTGTAACAGCCTCAGCTTTTCCAATTACAGTTGGTGCAGGAGGTGCAGGAATTCCTGTATCATCACCAGGACCTGCACCATCTGAAAATGTAAGAGGTAATAATGGAAGTAATTCAATTTTTAGCACAATAACATCAGCTGGTGGTGGCGGTGGTGGTGGAGGTAATTGTGGATCAACTGGTCCAGGTTCAAATGGAGGATCTGGCGGCGGCGGTGGAAAAGGTTCTAACACTCCAGGACCCTCTGGCTCTTCAACAGGAGGAAGTGGTAATACTCCTCCAGTTAGTCCACCACAAGGAAATAATGGTGGTATTAGTGGTGCTCCTTCTCCTAACCCCGTAAATAACCCTAATCACGGTGGTGGTGGAGGTGGTGCAGGTGCAGTTGGTGGTGATGCTGGTCCGGGTACAGTTGGTGGTGATGGTGGAAATGGTTTAGTAATTTCAATAAATGGTTCGTGTGGTGCTTATGCAGGTGGAGGTGGTGGACAATCTGAAGGTCAACCAGGACCAGCACAAGGTTCAGGTGGATCAGGAGGTGGTGGAAGTTCGGGACAAAGTGGTTCTAATGGTAATGCTGGTTCAGCAAATACTGGCGGTGGTGGAGGTGGTATAGATTCTGTTCCAAACCCTGTTACCAGTGGCGCAGGTGGTTCAGGTATAGTAATAATTAGATATAAATATCAATAGTTGAATGATAATTAAAATTAATATATAAGGAGAAACATTATGGCACATTTTGCAAAACTAGGAGCTAACAGTAAAGTTATTCAAGTATTAACTATGGATAACGATAAGATGTTAAATGCTGATGGTGTTGAAGATGAATCAGTAGGTCAACAGTGGTTAGAAACACACAACAACTGGCCTGCACAAATGTGGATTCAAACTTCTTACAACACATCTGGCAATACACATTCATCTGGAGATAACTCAAAAGCATTTAGAGGAAACTATGCAGGTATAGGTTTTATTTGGGACGAAGATAACAATATGTTTTTTCCCCCAAAACCATATGCATCTTGGGTAAAAAATACAACAGACGCTAGATGGCAATCACCAATTGGCGATGCTCCTGCATTAACAGCTGAACAAACTTCACAAAATGAAGCTGGCACACATTCTTGGTCTTATGATTGGAATGAATCAGGCCAGTCTTGGGACTTGACAGACAAACAGGCATAGATTAAAAATGGTGGTGGTATGCAGAAGAAAGTATTAACAGAGCAAGCTCTATATTACGGTGATGTGGCAATGCCTAAAGATTGGGACATTGACCGAGATAAATTATCAGGCGACATATTACAATCAGTAATTCAAAACAAACAATTTCCATTCTCACGAACTTGGGACATGTTAAATACGTACATGAGAGATTACGTTAATCTTGAATATGGTTTTACTTTAGTTAACAAAGAAACGTGGGGCAGCATCTATAAACCTGCGGAAACTACAATTCCATTACTTAATATTGATCCAGTAGATCTACGTAATTCACCAGACTTTACATTGTTATATGGTGTAAAAGTTAAAGATTGTATGGTCAGAATACATTTTGAGGATAATAGACGTAAAGGAAGATCTTGGGATATACCATTAGAAAACAATAAATTTATTATGTTCCCATCTACAAACATGTATTACATTACAAACAATCAAAAAGACAGTTTAAATTTTGTGCAGACTATAACGTATGAATATATATAAAAATTTTTTACCAAAAGATGTATTTAAAACATTAAAAGATAATATGATGGGGTATTATTTTCCTTGGTACTTCAATGATTTTGTAAATCGTGAAGAGGAAAAAGGAGATAATTTTCAATTTACTTTTACCTTTATAAGAAATGGTGAAGAAGAATGTTGGGGCAAGTGGATAGATATCATGAGACCGGTATTAAAACATATTAAACATAAAAAAATAAATAGAGTAAAAGCTAATTTATTAACAAGAACAGATGAAATAATAGAACACGGTATGCATACAGATCAAAAAAAGGGCACTACAGGTATTTTGTATTTAGATAATTCTAATGGATATACAAAATTTGAAAACGGTAAAAAGGTTGAAAGTGAAGAGAATAAATATGTTGAATTTGATTCAAGTTTAAAACACACGGGTTCTACTTGTACAGACAAAATGAGAAGGGTTGTAATAAATTTTAATTATTCATGAACGTATCTAATTATTATTGGTATTTTAGTGGTGTGTTGACACCTAGATTTTGTGATGAAGTTATAGCATATGCTAACTCACAAAAAGAAGAAATGGCTAGAACAGGTGGATATGGTAATAGAGAATTAAACAAACAAGAAGTATTAGATTTAAAAAGAAAAAGAAACTCTGATTTAGTATGGTTGAACGACACTTGGATATATAAAGAATTACATCCGTACGTACACGAAGCAAATAGAAATGCAGGTTGGAATTTTGAATGGGATTTTTCAGAATCCTGTCAATTTACAAAATATAAATTAAATCAATATTATGATTGGCACTGTGATGGTTGGGATAAACCTTATGATAAACCAGACAATCCTAATGAACATGGTAAAATTAGAAAACTATCTATGACTTGTCAATTAACAGATGGTTCAGAATATAAAGGTGGTGAATTAGAATTTGATTTTAGAAACTATGATCCACATATGAGAGATGAAGATAGACATTTAAGAAGAGCAAAAGAAATATTACCTAAAGGAAGCATTATTGTTTTTCCTTCATTTGTTTGGCATAGAGTTAAACCCGTAACCGCAGGCACAAGATATAGTCTTGTTGTATGGCATTTAGGAAAACCATTTAAATAATATGAATTTTATACATCACATATCAAAAGCGTATCCTAAAAAATCTTGTGACAAGCTTATCAATTGGTTTGAAGAAAACATTGATGATGCTACTCCAGGAACAGCAGGTGAAAAAAATACGGAATTAGACGATTTAGAAATTAATATAACACTTAAAGATACAAAAGACTACTTTGGTCTAGGAAAAACAATAGTAAAAGGTATTAAAGAATTTAAAAAAACTTTTCCATATTTAGACAAATACATAAATAAATGGAACTTAAATCCATCTATGCAAATGTCAAAGTATAAACCAAATAATTATTACAATCATATTCATTGCGAAAACAGTGGTTCACCTAAACATCTTAAAAGAACATTTGCTTTTATGATATTTTTAAATGATATAAAGAAAGGAGGTGGCACAAAATTTTTATTTCAAAATTTTGTTGCTAAACCTAGAGCTGGGGATTTTTATATATGGCCAGCCTATTGGACTCATTTACATCAAGGTGTAAATGCACCAAAAGAAAATAAATATATAATAACAGGATGGGTAGAATATATATAATATGTATATAAATAATTATTTTAACACAACTATTTGGTCAGAACAAAAACCAGAGTTTATTAAGTCTTTAAATAAGGCTTCTGACAAATATATTAAAGAAGCGAGAAACAGAAACAAAGCACATATAAAAAAACATGGTGACTTTGGATTATCACATCACTCAACACCATTAACAAATGACAATAATTTTTTAGATTTTAGAAATTATATTGGTCAAAAGTCTTGGGAGTATTTAGATCATCAAGGTTATGATATGTCACAATACGCAACTATGTTTAGTGAGCTATGGGTCCAAGAGTTTTCTAAAAAAGGTGGTGGTCACCATTCAGCACATATACACTGGAATCAACACGTATCAGGTTTTTACTTTTTAAAGTGCAGTGATAAAACGTCATACCCTATATTTCACGAACCTAGAACCGGGGCACGTGCAACTAAATTAAAAATGAAAGAAGGTAGAAAAGGTGTGTGGCCAGGTGAAGAACTTATAAACTTTAAACCTACACCGGGTACATTAATTATATTTCCAGGGTTCTTGGAACACGAATATGCAGTTGATCACGGAATAGAACCTTTTAGATTTATACATTGGAATATACAAGCAGTGCCGAAAGGAATGGCTAAAGATGTCTAAACATTCTTTTGTTTATTCAGTAATTGAGGAATTTGTAGAGGTAGATAAAGAAACTTTAAAACAAGTTATGGAAATAAAATTGACAAAAGATGATAATGTACCAGACATGAATCTTACTTCTTATTATAACAGAAGTTTATCCTTTGATAATTTTATAAAAAATAAATTGTTAAATGTTTTTAAAAAATACAATTTAACTTTAAAAGACAGTTGGGTACAAAAATATTTAAAAAATAATTATCATAGTTTGCATACACATGATGTATTACACAAATCTTTTGTATGGTTTATACAAGGAGATAAAAATTCATCTCCACTTTATTTTTATGATGTAGGGTATCCAGTGGTAGATACGAATCAATCTATAAAAATTAATTTTGTACCAGGAACATTAGTTATATTTCCTGGTTTTATACCGCATGAAGTAAGACCAAATAAAAACAACAACAGATTAATAGTGAGTGGTAATGTCATTTAAAAAGAAAAAATATACAGTTATTCGTCAAGCTATATCAAAAGACTTAGCTGCATTTATTAGAAATTATTTTTGTATGCAAAAACAAGTATATGATACTTGTAGAGAACGTAGATACTTTTCACCATTTGAAAATATAATAGGTCACTATGAAGGTAATAATGAACAAATACCAAATACTTATTCTCAATACGCAAATATGGCTATGGAGACATTGTTGTTAAAATGTCAACCAGGTATGGAGAAAGCAACAGGATTAAAATTATACCCAGCTTATACTTATGCAAGGATTTATAAAAATGGAGACAAATTAAAAAGACATAAAGATAGATTTAGTTGTGAGATATCAACCACTATGAATTTAGGTGGTGATCCTTGGCCAATATATTTAGAGCCATCTGGAGAAACTGGTAAGAAGGGTGTCAAAGTAGATTTAAAGCCAGGAGATATGCTGGTTTATTCTGGCTGTGAGCTAGAACATTGGAGAGAAAAATTCAAAGGCAAAGAATGCT